AGAATTTAACGCCGTTGCTGATAGCGCGTGCAAAAAGCATATTTTTCGGGAACTTTTCGATATTCTTTGTTTGTGCTTTTCTTGCATCCTCAATAGTAAAAGTGCTATTCCCTAACTTTTCTTTGCCATTGTAAAAGTCGATGCTGCAAACTTTGTCGGTTTGTTCGATAACTTTGTAATCGTACTTATTCGATGCCTTGACATTGGCAGCCATTAGGCCCGCGCCTATAGTTGGTTTGCCTTGAATGATGTGAATGCCAGACATAGCGGCAAATGGTGGGATACCCATTTCAGCACCGGCGGATATTTTGACCATTGCCTGCGCTGCGCTTTTGATGTCGGTAAACATTCCAGACTCATAAAAAGCCTTACTGATGTTCATCATGTCAGTAGTGTTGATTGTTGTTACTTCGTTTTGCATTTGTTTTGTTTTAAAGTTATTAATTGATGTTTAGTAGTCAGGACAGGATTTGAAACTGTATTATACTTTGGAATGCGACATCGGGATATAGTTGTTATCTTTTAAAAATTTACCTGCATACGGAGCAAACTTTTGAAACCTATTTGCTACCCAATTAAAAATTTGTCTTTCATTTGAAAAATTAAACCCTGTCATATCATATCCATTTTCTTGACAAAAGTTATGTATTGTTTCTTTTATAGTATCTTTATTTGTGATACCTTTTAACTTGAACCAGTTGTAAATTCCAAATTGGTTATGTTCAACCTGTGAATTATAACGTGTTGCTCTTTTAGTACGCATAATCATTTTTTTTATTGTTAGAAAATACTTTTTTAGTAGTCAGGACAGGAATCGAACCTGTATATGGTAAGTTTGTGAGTACGGGTGCTTACCTTATCCGAGTACACTTAGCGTCTACCATTCCGCCACCTGACTAAACCTTTATAAAATTCCTTTTGTTTTTAAGTACGCATCTTGCTTCGAATTATCTTCTTCTTCTTGCTGGATGTTGTTAATCCTTTGTTGGTGCGCCCTGTATATTTGCTCTTTCGTGTAAGGCTGTACATCTCGCTTGTGTCGAGGTAGAATGTCTGTCGGCTCAAGTTGCAAGTGTACCCAGTTGTTGTATGCTGTTTCATTCATGGCTGTAATTTAATTTAGGTAAATATAACCACTACCTTGACAGTGTGGACATTCGTCGATTACTGTTGTTTGACATACAGGCGCGCTATTGCCCATGCCCGTAGATGCTTTGGCATCTTCATAATTATTTGCAATTTGCTCATCGTCGATTGGTTTTATAACGTGTTTGTAATAAAGCCATGCTACCCAATAAAGTAAGCCGGCCGATAATACGAATAGTAGTTCGCCTTTTGTTTGGATGAATAATATTAACATAACGAGCGGTTTATTTGTTGAAGGTTCATTAACTCAATCTGATTGTCGGCATATTCGGCTGACCACTTATCGCGCTCGATAGTATCTTCGGCCTCCTCAATCATGCGAAGGCAAGCCAGCGATTGTTTGTGCAGGAAGCGTAACTTTTCAACATAGCTGCCAGATACTTTTGGAACCTCTTGAACTTGAATGTCGGTAGGTTTGCCGATTTGAAACTCCCAAAGAAATTCTGCTTGTTCCTGTGTTTCTGCTTCGATTACTTTTGATTTTTGCAAGCCGTTTACTTGCCATGTGAATTTGAATTGTGCCATTTTTGTTTTGTTTTAAATTGTGAAATGCGAAGATAGTATCTTTTGCGATACAAACAAAATTATATTTTAATTGATAAAAACCAAACGCCTGCAATCTTACGGGCGTTAAATATACCAACGGTGTTTGATCGGTTACCGTTGCAAATACTCTTAATAGTGCTGTTGCTCTTGCCGGTTAATTGTGCGGCTTCTGTTATTGTTATGTTCTTATGTATCTTCATAAATGCGAAGTAAAGTATCTTTGTTGATACAAAAAAATTTATTTTATAAAATAATTATTGTAGTATTGCAATTCAATTAAACCACAGCGGCTCTGGTTAATCCGTATAAATTATGGCAGATCAAACACTTTTAAAAGGTATTAGGCTTTTTACTCCTAAACCATCACAACCCGACTTCGTACTGGCATCGGGCGTTATTACTCTTAATGAGTTGGTAACATTCGCAAAAGAAAACCCTCAGTTGTTAACCGAGTACAATGGCGAAAAACAACTACGCATTCAGTTGCTTAAATCAAAAGACGGCAAACCATACATGACAGTTGACACATGGAAGCCAGCGGAAACAACCGCACCTGCGTTTGCAGCACCAACACTGGCAACAAATGAAGATTTACAAGGTTTACCATTCTAAACAAAACGCCCCTATCTTAATGATGGGGGCATAAATTACTTTTATGAGTTGGACAGTTCGCTATAAACAAGCACATCACGAATGGTGCAAACGCACCGCACCGGAATACTTTGAAGCCGCCGGCGGTAATACTATGAGAGTTACTTACCCTTGTGTTACAAAGTCAAACGGTTTAACATCTGCAATCTGCAAGTTCTTAGAATGGGAAGGCCACCGCGCAACACGCATAAACACCGCTGGCCGAATAGTTGCAGGACGTTATATTACATCAACAACGCGCAAAGGCACAGCCGATATTTCAGCAACCATTAAAGGCCGCGCTATAATGATTGAGATTAAAGTTGGTAAGGACAGGCCTTCGGCCTATCAATTAGCAGAACAACAACGCGAACGCGCAGCCGGTGGTATGTATGAGTTTATACATACTATAGATGAGTTTTTTCTTTTTTATGATGAACTATTAAGTAAAATTTAATAGTTGGTAATTATAACCTTTAAAACAAAACGCAAATGCAAAACGATTATTTACAATTTCTTGAATCAAAAAAACATACTCAGGTAGATTTTGGTATTAAGCCAAATTTTATACCTGACGCAATGTTTGACTATCAAAAGCACGTCGCAGAATATGCAATAAAAAAAGGTAGGTGTGCTGTATTTTTAGACACAGGATTAGGCAAAACAATTATTGAATTAGTAATTGCAAAAAATTACATTCAAGAAACAAATAAACCCGTTTTAATTATTACACCTTTGGCTGTAGCTTTTCAATTTATTAAAGAAGCTGAAAAGTTTGGTATAGATGATATTTCATACTCAAAAGATGGTAACTATAAAACTAAAATAGTAGTATGCAATTATGAAAGATTAGAACATTTTAATTCAATAGATTTTGATTGTGTAATACTTGATGAAAGTAGCATACTAAAAAATTTTGATGGAGCAATAAAACAACAAGTAACTACTTTTTTAAAAAAAATTAAATACCGTTTTCTTTTTACAGCTACACCTTCGCCAAATGATTTTATAGAATTAGGTACAAGTAGTGAGGCATTGGGGTATTTAGGTTATACAGATATGCTTACAAAGTTTTTTAAAAACAATGGTAATAGTATTGACATACGTCATGCTGGTTGTGAATGGTATTTAAAACCTCATGCAGAAAAAGACTTTTGGCGGTGGATTGCTTCATGGTCAATATCAATGCGTAAACCTTCGGACTTAGGTTATAGTGATGAATTGCACAATTTACCAGAACTCAAAGAAGTTGAAACTATAATAAGAAATGAAAACCCATTAGCAATAAATGGTCAACATAGTTTATTTGCTTTGCCAGCTCAAAACTTTTTTGAAATAAAAGCAGAAGTAAGAAGTACAATAAAGCAACGATGTGAAATGGCTGTTGAGAAGTCTGCAAAACATGACACGAGCGTTTATTGGGTAAACTTAAATGATGAGGCTGCTTTGATTTCTAAATTAGATTCAAATACAAAAGAAGTAAAAGGTAAAATGAATGTAGACGAAAAGGAAGAAATTTTATTAGCTTTTTCAAATGGCGAAATAAAAAAGCTAATTACAAAAACTTCTATAACTGCATTTGGTTTAAACTGGCAGCACTGTAACCATACTACATATTTTCCTACTTATTCATACGAACAATATTATCAAGCTATTAGAAGGTTTTGGAGGTTTGGGCAAAAGAAATCTGTTTACGTTGATCTTATTTTATCCGATGGCCAAACGAGAATAATGGATAGCCTTATGGTAAAAAAAGATAAGGCTATAAATATGTTTGAAAACCTAACTAAACAAACAAATGCAGAATTTAAAATAGAAAGAAAAGAATTTAACAAAATTATTCAACTACCAAAATTTATTTAAAATGATTAAAGAACAAATTGTTACCGAAAATTACGCATGGTATAATAGTGATTGTATGTATGTACTACCTACTTTGCCAGATGCAAGTATTGACTTAGTTGTATACTCTCCACCATTTGCAGGATTGTATAATTATAGCAGCCATGAAAACGATTTTAGTAACTGTGAAAGCAAAGAACAATTTTTAGAGCAATACGATTTTCTTGTAGCTGAAATGGCAAGAGTAACAAAACCTGGTCGAATAAATGCAGTACATTGTACTGATGTATTTGATAACAGATCTTTTTTATGGGATTTTCCACACGAGATTATTCGCATACATGAAAAATACGGTTTTCATTATAGAAACCGTATTACAATTTGGAAGGAACCATTAAAGGTAAGAATGAGAACAATGGTACAAAGTTTAATGCACAAATTTATTGTAGAAGATACTACCCGTTGTTTTACTGCAATGCCAGACTACGTTTTAATATTTACGAAAAATGGGGATAGTCAAGTAGCCGTAACACATCCATTCGGATTAAACCAATATTTTGGTGAAACACCTTTTTTACCTGCACATATTGAAACTTATGGCAATTACGAAGATTTTAAAATTAAGTGGGCAAACTTTAAAGGAGATCCAAAAGAAAACAAAATGAGCCATTTAATTTGGCAGCGTTATGCATCGAGTGTATGGGATGACATTCGTATTGATAACGTACTACCATTTAAAGATACAAAGGAAGAAGATGACGAAAAGCACGTACACCCGTTACAATTAGATGTTATTGATAGAATTGTTGAACTATACAGCAATCCAAATGAAACTGTTTTAACTCCATTTGGCGGTGTTGGTAGCGAAGTTTATAGTCCTGTTTCTATGGGTAGAAAAGCAATAGGTATAGAATTAAAAGATAGCTATTTTAAACAAGGTATTGAAAACTTAAAGTCAGCCGAAAATAGATTTTCAAAGGTTGAACAAAAAACAATATTTGATATTTAATTTAATTCCGAAAAACCCTTACCTTTGTTTCACGATTCAATCAGTTGAAGTAAGGAGCAGCAGATTGAATTTTCATTTTTTGATTAATTAAATGGGCACAAGTAAACTCCTTACACTTGATGCCCATTTTTTATTTTATGACAATACAAAATAACGAGTTCATTAACTACATTGAACAAAATGGTTTTAAAAGACACATCCCAATTTATTTTAAAAAATGGCAATTTACTCCAAATGAAGGTATTTACGAAACAACAGATGAGTATCGTATTTATTTAAATGGGCCAATTAAAATAACAATGGACGGTAACATTTGTTATGTTGCAAGACACAAAAAAAATATATTTACTTTTTTCTTTTGGATGCCTTCTGCATGGCAAGAACCAGTAACTGAATATTTAAATATTCCTACTGATGTTATAAAATTTATAAATAATAAAGAACTTCCTGTTATTGAATTGCCCAAACCTTCAAGATACATTTGTAAAGAAACAAAGTATGAGGTTTTTTTAAGATTTAAAAGCACTTGCAATTATTGCGGATCTAAGAAAAGACTTGAAATAGATCACATACATCCATATTCTAAAGGTGGAGGTTCTAACATTGAAAATTTACAGTTGCTTTGCAAAACTTGCAATTTGAAAAAAAGCAACAAATTATTGAGTGAAATATCAAATTTATTAGACCTTTTATCCCCTAAAGTATGATTACAAATATTGAAGAAATAAAAAGTAAAGCTGATATTGTTGACATAATATCTGATTATATTACTTTAAAAAAGGAAGGGCCAGAAATGGTAGGCCTTTGCCCATTTCATAAAGAAAAAACACCATCATTCAAAGTAAGCAAAGCAAAAGGAATTTATAAATGTTTCGGCTGCGGTAAGTCTGGCGATTCCATTGCCTTTATAATGGAGCATGAAAACACAGATTATATTTCTACTATAAAATTAATTGCTAAAAAGTACAATGTAGAAGTAGAAACCACAAAAAAGGAATATCAAAAACCTTTGCCGCGTTTGGAGAAACTTTCGCCAGAAACAATAAAGTACTTTGAAACGAGGGGCATTAGCAATAATACATTGCTTAGAATGAACATTACCGAGTCGATAGAATGGATGCCAAAAGCGCAAACGGAAGTCAAAACTATTTGCTTTAATTACTACAATGAGAACGAATTAGTAAATATAAAGTTTAGGGCAAAAGATAAAGACTTTAAATTGGCAAAGGATGCGGAGTTAATATTTTATAACTTAGACGCTATTAAAGACGAATCCACAGCCATAATAGTTGAGGGTGAAATAGATTGTCTATCCTTACATGAGGCTGGGATTTATAACGTTGTAAGCGTGCCAAACGGAGCGGGAACCGGTAACCAACAATTAAAGTATTTAGATAATTGTTGGCATCACTTTGAAGATAAGGAACGCATTATTTTATTTACAGACAATGACGAACCAGGGAACAATTTAAGAGATGAAATATCCCGCCGCTTAGGTCGAGATAGGTGTTATAAAATAGAATATCCGCAGGATTGTAAAGATGCAAACGATGTACTTTTAAAGTACGGTAAGCCAATGCTACATACTTTAATTGAAAGCGTTAAGCGTTGGCCTATTGATGGCATGATTACCGTCGAAGATGTTTATTCAACTGTATTGGATTACTATTTAAACGGTTACCCAAAAGGTTGTAATACAGGCATAGGCGAATTTGATGAACTACTAACATTTGCGGGTGGATTAGTTACTATAGTAACCGGTGCGCCTGGTAGCGGTAAAAGTGAATTTATAGATTATATTATCACCTCGCTTGCACGCCGCCATAACTGGAAGTTTTCCCTTTGTTCGTTTGAAAACCCTACCGCAATTCACGTAACAAAGTTGATGGAAAAGTTTGTCGGCAAATCTTTTAATTTTAGAAAGGATGCAAGCCACCGGATAAACAAAAGCGAGTTTGAAGAAAGTATTTTATTGACTGATGACTATTTTAGCTTTTTAAACATTGCACAGGTTGAGGTATCAATACAAGGCATAATTGAAAAACTTACTGAGGTCGTTAAAAAAACAGGCGTCAAAGGTATTGTTATTGATCCTTGGAATTACATCGAGCATAAGATACCATCGGGTTATTCGGAAACTCAATACATAAGCGAGGCACTTACATTAATAAAAGAATTTGCAGTAAAAACAGATACTCATGTTTTTATAGTAGCACACCCGCGAAAGTTGCAAAAAGATCAATCTGGGCAATATCCACCTGCTACATTGTACGATATTGCAGGTAGTGCGCACTTCTTTAATAAAGCGGATAACGGCTTATCTATCCATAGGGATAACAGCAAAGGTATTGTTACCGTTTATTGCCAAAAAGTTAGGTTTTCATTTCATGGCCGCATAGGTTACACATCATTTACATACGATTTATTAACAAGAAAATACACAGAAATATGAAAAAAGACGCATACTATTTTTCTCACGATGCCAATTCACAAGATGATCCTAAATGTATGATTTTAATTGATCAGTTAGGAATGGAGGGTTATGGCATTTTTTGGGCATTAATTGAAAAGCTAAGGGCCGAAAAAGACTATAAATTACCCTTGTCAACAATACCAGCTTTTGCCAAAAGATGGGGAACTTCTAAAGAAAAAGTTGAAACAGTTATAAATAATTACGATTTATTTAAAATTAAGCAAAATTATTTTTTTAGTTTACGATTGAAAAAATCAATGGATGAAAAATCAGACTCTGCAAAGCGTTCAGCCTCAATACGTTGGAACAATGCGAACGCATTGCGACCGCATACCGAACGCAATGCGACCGCTATGCGAATTGATGCTATTAAAGTAAAGGAAAGTAAAGTAAAAGAAAAGAAACAAAAAACGGATTTTTCACCTGGCGGTGAGTTTGAAGGAATGGTGTTTTAGATAGTTGCAACAATGTTGCAAAAATATTTGTAAAATAATTTGTTAGTAAACTAAATTGTATTATCTTTGTGGAAACAAAACAAAAAAACAAGATCATGACAACTACAAACCTAATTGCAAAACTTAATAAGTTAAATGTTCCTTTTACAGTTTTAGAAGGTAACGGCTACAACAAAGACATTTCTTTCTCAATTAATGGAATAAATTTTTTAGCTGGATTTAATGAAGGCCAAAATGTAGTTTTAGATTTTTGCAGAGAAATTTGTTATGATAATAATTCACAAGAAATGCAACGTAGATTTTTTGATAACTTTAATAAAGTTTTAAAATACGCAAATAACTAACCCACACCGGCCGCAGCAATAACGCTGCGGCTTACACTTAAAACAAAGCACAATGAAAAACTTTAACACCATTCAAGAAGCAGAAAAATACGCAATCGATTACTTCGCTGAGCATCACGATTACGTTGGCGAGTTCGATTACCGAAACAACAAAGGCATAATTCAGTTTTTCTCAGTAGACAGCCCAAACCGCTACCATACTTTTGAATGTACTGTGTTCGCATCCGAACCACTTAAACGCCCAGTTGGCAGACCTAAGGGGCCGGAAAAGGTTTACATAGGATTCAAGATAGAGCCTAAGTACCACGCTGAAGTGAAGGCGTTGGTAAAAAAATACATTGCAGATAAAAATAATTAGTATATTTGGCTATGAAAACAACACAGCAAAAGTTAATGCCTTGGATATTCGTTGCAGTTGCAGCCACCGCGTTGGCTATAATTTTGTTAGCATCAATGTAAACTTTATGTTTCTTTACACATTATGACCGACTGCCGACAATATATTGAGCAAATATACCTTAGCAAAGAGGTTAATACTTTGATTGATAAATGCGATCCGGAAAGTTTACGGGATGACTTACGGCAAGAATTAGCACTGGCACTACTGCTACAGCCTTGTGAAAAAATAATCGAATTAAAGGAGCGCGATAAGTTGATAGGCTTTTCATTGCGAATTGTGTGGAATATGGCCACAAGTAGCAACAGCGGTTTTTATTCTAAGTTCAGAAAAAAAGATATGCAGAAGCTAAGCCAATACCTCTACAGTCAAATGACTGGCAAAGATTACAGCGATAGCGTACACGTTGCAAGTAAGGCCATCGTTAACAAGATGCAAAACGGTAGCATCACAGACCATCACGAGGCTTTGCTGTTTAATTCGTATATTGAACTTAGATCATGCGAAAAGGTGGCAAAGCATTTTGGAATACCAAAACACCATGTTCAGTTTGTGCTGGCAAAGGTAAAGCAGGAATTAAAAGAACTAATTAAAAACCAATGAACTACATCATTACAATCATTGCGGCCGTTTTATTTGCCTTTACTTTTGTGGAGATAATCGCTGTCCACAAAGTTATCAAACGCTTTTACAACTTCGCACCTGGGCGGCGGCTTAAACCGTTGGACTGTGTTACCTGTATGGCTTTTTGGGCGTGCATTGCATTACTCATACTACCAGACCAATGGAGCAACGTGATTGCTGCAACTTTAGGCGCGGCTTACTTAGGAGGGAAAATAAGATGAAAGTATTAGGTTTGTCATACCCCGATTCCGGATGCGGTTTCCATCGCGTTGTATTGCCTTTAGGCTTTATGGCTGATGTTGAGGCGTTTGTTACCAACCTACCTACTGAGGAGAAACTATCGGAGGGGTGGGATTTAATACTTTACAATCGTATTAGCGTGTTCGATAACGATTGGCCAGCACTCAAAGAATTAATGAACTGCAAAGTGGTTTTGGATCTCGATGACTATTGGGTACTACCTGCAAACCATCCGAACTATCACACATATCAGCAAATGGCCGAACGGATCGAAAACAACATCAGACAGGCCGACATGGTAACCGTAACCAATGAGCAGTTAGCTGCAAAGGTTAGGCCGTTCAATAGTAACGTTCACATATTTGCAAACGCGTTGCCATACGGTAGCCATCAGTTCACACAGGACAAAGTACCATCCGAGCGCACCCGTATATTTTGGGCAGGAGGAAGCAGCCATGAACCCGACATTGCTATCCTAAAAAACCCGATTAAACGCCTACAATCACACGCCAACAACATCACGATGGTAATGGGTGGGTATGTTGAGAGTGAAACATGGCGCAGAATGTTTAGCCACTTTACAGCCGGTTTAACTTTGAACAATTTACCGCTGCCAGGGTTACCGCCTTTGAATTACATGGCTATGTATGCACACGCCGATATTATGCTCGTACCATTGGAGCAAAGCGAATGGCACGGTTGTAAATCAAACCTTAAACTATTGGAGGCGGCGTGTAAAAAGATTCCCGTAATTTGCAGCAAGGTAGCACCATACAGCAATGACGATGCACCGGTGTTATGGGTGGAGAAACAAAGCGACTGGTATAAGCACATGAACTATTTAATAAACAACCCGTCGACCGCGGTTAATTTAGGTCAGCAACTTTATGAGTGGGCAAGAAACAAATACAACTTTGCAGCCATTAACGACAAAAGAAAGGCAGCATTTGAAAACCTTATTGGAGCATAAACATATTTACGATTTCTTTATGAGGTGCGGGGAGTTAGTTGGGTTTCATGCACACATTCAAGATGCTGTCTTTAATGCGTATGCTGTTGAACATCCACACTTTCACGTGAACAAAACTTGTCCGGAGTGCGTGGCTGAGGCATTGGTAACAATTTATAAATGGTACGAAAAACAAATAGCATGACACCAAAAGAAAAAGCACAGCAATTAATCGCAAAATTTAATAATGAACATATTGAAGATACCTATGTAATTTATCAAAATGTTGATGAATCAAAAAGGTGTGCATTAATAGCAGTAGATGAGATAATTAAAATAGAGAGAATAACAATAGGAATTAATAAAAATTATTGGCAAGAAGTTAAAACCGAAATCGAGAACCTATGAAAGCAATACATAGCACAGCGGTTATACATCCGACCGCTATAATTTACGATGGGGTAACTATTGAGGAGAACGTAAATATTGGCCCTTACTGCATTATAGGCGCACCGGCCGAATGGAAGGGTAAGCGAAGTGAAAAAGGCGTGCGAATTAGCAGCGGGGCAATATTAACGGGATTAATTACAATAGATGCGGGTGTAGAGCAAACGACCTACATAGGGCCGGATGCCTACATAATGAAACACGCGCACGTTGGACACGATGCGTTTATTCATAGTGGCGTAACTATTTCATGTGGTGCAAAAATTGGCGGCCATGCCATAATTGGAGCGAATACAAACATCGGATTAAACGCTGTTATTCATCAGCGTAAGATAGTACCAAATGATTGCATGATAGGCATGGGTTCAGTAATCACAAAAGGTTTAGTTATGGCACATGGTATGAAGTACGCTGGCAACCCTGCTAAACTATTAGGACAAAACATTAAAAAATGAATACACTCATTGTAGGCTTAGTTTACGGTAACAGACCTTATAACCTTATTTGTGATGCGGCTGGTAGTAAATGGAAGGCTGTATGTACTGAAGGCATTGCTAACGCCTTAAACGATGGTATCGACCTTATGAGGGCGGGCAATTACGATAGTGTTACATTCTTAGCCAACGACATTAAAATGCCACAGGGTTGGCTGCAATCGATGCAGGACGCTATTCAAACCTATCCAGCCGCCGGAATAGTAGCAATACCTTTAGAACAACCGGTAACCCATGTGAGTAATCAGTTGATAATATCAAATTGGCTAATCACAAAAGACACCATCGGCCGCGTTGGTTACTTTAATGAATCGATGTTTCCATACGGCCCTATTGATTTGGACTACTGTGAACGCTGCCACGCCTTAGGCATTAACACCTATTACGTTGTTGGTCCGGTAGCGCACCACATTGGTGGTCATGCAGTAGGTAATGAGTATGGCTGGGACAAGGGGCAACTGGTTGCAGAAAACGAAAAACACAGATACAAACAAGGACACGAAATTTATAAAAATAGATTATGAAAAACATAGAATCCCCCGAAAAAATGTGGGAGTATTTTGAACAATACCGCGATTGGTGCAAAGCTAACCCATACAGGGTACATGACTTTGTAGGCAAAGATGGCAACAGCGTTGAACGCTTAAAAGAAAGACCACTAACACAAAACGGCTTTGATAACTACTTAGCGCAAAGCGGAATAATATCCTACAACATCGACCATTACCGTTTTAATCTTAACGGAGCATACAGCGAATATGTAAACGTAATGAAGTTGATTGATAGCATTACAAAAGACGATCAGCTTTGCGGGGCAATGTGTGGCGTTTATCAGCATCATGTAACTGCCAGGCTGTTAGGGTTAATTGATAAGACGGATAATTCTCATCAAATAAATGAAATTAGAATAACTAAACAGTGAATAAAATAGTTTGCATTTATAAGATAATAAACCCAAAAGGTAAAGTTTATGTAGGTCAAACAACAGACTACAAAAAAAGAGTGCAGCACTACTCTAAAGGTCATTGTAAGACGCAAAGAAAACTATACAATTCATTTATGAAGTATGGTTTTGAATTTCACGAAATAAGTATAATAACCTTGTCTATTAAAGAAAACTTAGATGCTTTAGAAATTGGGTTTATTACAGCTTTTAATTGCGTTGAAGATGGACTTAACCTATGCTATGGCGGTAAGTATGGCAGAGTATTAGGTAGTGAAAGTACCAAAAAAATGAGCGATAAAATGAAGGGAGAATTAAATCCTAATTTTGGAAAGCCTACATGGAATAAAGGTATTAAACAATGGGAAAATACTCCGCATCCCTTTTTGGGAAAAAAATTATCTGAAGAACATAAAAAGAAAGTAAAAGAAGGTAATCCTAAAATATACGCTAAAGGCGGCGATAATTATAAGGCAGTAAGAATAAACCAATACACACTTGATGGGCAATTTATAAGGCTTTGGCTAAGTAGTAAATGTGTTCAAAGGGGAATAGGTGTAGATAGTTCTTCTGTAATAAAAAACTGCAAAGGTAAATTAAAAACTTGCAAAGGCTTTATTTTTAAATATGATAATTGATGTTAAATTACCAAATCCACACGCCAAACAATTAGAAATACTTAATTGTAAAGCAAGATTTATTGTAATGATGGCAGGCCGAAGATTTGGCAAATCATTGATTTCACAGTCTATGGCTGTAGAAGCGGGTATAGAAAAAAAGAAAGTTGCATACATAACGCCCACCTATCAATTAGGCAAAGTATTTTTTCAAGAATTAATTAAGGAACTACCCTCAAAAATACTAACAAAGAACGAGGCCGACCTTGTTATCAACTTTATTACGGGCGGTTCAATACGTTTCTTTACGGGCGAACGCTTAGACAATATGCGTGGCCTTAAGTTTCACCTTGCTATTGTTGACGAGGCCAGCTACATCGCAAACCTCGAAGATGGCTGGAATAATGCCATCCGACCAACGCTGACCGATTACAAAGGCAAAGCGATATTCTTAAGCACGCCAAAAGGCCGCAACTTCTTTTACTCGTTATTCATGAGGCACGGCGAACCAGATTGGGAAGCGTTTAGTTTCAGCACATACGATAACCCATACATAGATCCAAAAGAAATAGACGATGCCAAACGCCAACTACCAAACGCGGTATTTGAGCAGGAATACATGGCCAACCCGATGGAGAACGCTGCCAACCCTTTTGGCTCCGAAAACATACGGGGTTGCATTAAGCCACTAAGCAAAAACCCGACTTTGTATTACGGTATTGATTTGGCAAAGTCGGTCGATTGGACTGTGATTGTAGGACTCGATAAAAACGGTGATATTTCATATTACCAACGATTCCAAAAGGATTGGAAACAAACAAAGGAATTTATACTTACAATAGACCGAAGTAAACCGGTGTTAATTGATAGCACCGGCGTTGGCGATGCCATTGTCGAGGATATGCAAAAGTCCTTCCAAAAGATGACGGGGTTTAAATTCAATAGCAATAGTAAACAGCAATTAATGGAGGGGCTTGCATCGAGCATACACAAACGCGAAGTATCCGTTTTGGGCGGCGTTATGCAAGACGAAATGGAGATATTTGAATACCGCTATACATCCACTGGCGTTAAATACACCGCGCCCGATGGGTTCCATGATGACACAGTGATAGCGTTGGCACTTGCAGACAAATGCAGAATAGATTATAAGCATTTCGGACATTACCATATCATCTAAAATTATACATTACATTATGACAGTAGGACAATTTCAAGAGGTTTACAGAATTAGCAACTACCCTTTGAATGATGAGGATAAGGCTGTGCAATATGTTAAGGCCATGACGGGTTACAATACCGACCAGATTAATGCTATGAGCCTAAAACAGTTCAACAAAGTATGTTCTAAGGTTTCAAAAGCGTTCAGTATTAAAATGCAAAATATTGAGAACGATAAGCCGCGAAACTTTTACCGTGCGAATGGTAGGCTTTATAAATTTAACTATGACTTAAAACGCCCACCGTTTAACGCTGGCAAATATATTGAGGTTGCAACATTTAGCGCGGATATTGTAGGCAATCTGCATTTGATATTGGCATCAATGGCAACGCCTTACAAATGGCTAAGGCCAACAAAGCCGGAGGCATGGCAACATGAACTTATTGCCGATGACATGAAATATCTTGATTTTGCGGCTGCGTATCATGCAGCGGTTTTTTTTTACGCAGTTTTCACGGAATCAATGAAGGCTTTGCATCCCTTTTTGATGCAGGAGATGACAGCGAAGATGATACCGGAGGCGGAGGCAAACAAGATCCTACAGGGTTTACATCAAACTTTGGCTGGATTTACAACGCCAAAATGGTA